ATGAACGAAAACGCAGAACGCATTAATGGTTGGGCAGCAATGATCGGTATCGTTGCCGCAATGGGTGCATATGCTACAACTGGACAAATCATTCCAGGTATTTTTTGAACTACGATTGGACGCTACTCCAGACGTTAGTGTTTATTGTCACTCCGTTTTTTCTGATGCTTGTTTTATCAAGTAAAGATGAAGACGATGATGACGGAACTGATGGTGGTATGATGATGCCAGTTTTCAATCCGTCATAGTTGACAAAAGTCTATATAGATAGTAAAATTTGATTGCGTTCAATTTCCAAATATGACATACAATGTTACTTTCGTCTCGCCTGACGACACCGAAACTGTCATCCAATGCGAAGAAGACCAGTATATCCTTGATGCGGCTGATGAAGCGGGTATTGATTTACCCTATTCATGCCGTGCAGGTGCTTGTTCTACTTGTGCAGGTAAAATTATTTCGGGTACTGTAAATCAAGAAGATCAATCATTCCTAGATGATGATCAACTGGAAGCAGGATTTTCGTTGCTGTGTGTGACATATCCTAAATCCGACGTTACAATTAAAACTGAAACTGAAGAAGAACTTTACTAATGATTGGTAAACTTGACCCAGAAGAACGTATTATGGAACCACCTACCATAAATGAACAAATCACTCTTCTTGCTCAAAAATATGGGTGGGAAGAAGGTGACAACATTGTAGTCGAAATGGCAGGAACTCAAGTTTCTGGTATCGACGTAGGTGAAGAGTATAACAAGAAGTGGCAATCACCTATTGGTACTCGTAAATGCAATAAAGAAGCATTCATTGTAATTAAAAATCTCACAAGAGATCCCTTTGAATCTTCTAAACCTATGGATAGGGAACATAAACCCCACCATCCATACGAACCAGTTGGTAAAACAGATGCCTAATCCAAACCAACTGTATGAGGACATGCAAAAGTTAGATGATTTGTATGAGGAATTACTTTGGCAACCAGATGATGAATTACAGTTCACACATGATGGAACCAAGATAATTATCACCAATAAATCACTGGATAAGTATAAATAACTATTCCTCGCACATTAAAAATGGCACTACTCGCGACGGTTGGAATCTTAGTAGCTACATTTATTACTGCTGCAATGATGACTCAATCAGGTGATGAAACAAGAAAAATGTAACATTATCTTAAAATCAACACAAATGTGGCAAAAACTATTATAAAATAAAGAAGTTCTAACAAGATTGTTTTCTTTTAACCCTATGAAAAATTTGCACCAGACATACGGCCACTACTTACATACTGACAAGCTGCTTGACGATCATGATATTAACGAAAGAGTCTTGTCATATGGGTGGTCGGATGATGGTTCAAAATTAATTGGATACTATGTCTTGACAGAACGCCACCATCTGTACTATAATCTAAATGACCAGCTAATTGAGAAGGTTCCTTCAGGTCAATTAGCTGATCGCACTGCTTGACAGATTTCAAAAAATCTGTTAGTATAAATACTTAACCTTCTTGAAATACAGAAGGTTATACTTAACGGGGAGATGTCGAAATCCCCTTTCATCCGTGGGTTAAACTCTACGAGAAAATACTTAAAGGAAAACAAAATGATCAAATCTGTATTCGCAGCACTGTCTGCAACTGCTTTCTCCGCCGGCGCTGCATTCGCTGGTCCTTATGTCAACGTCGAAGCAAACTCTGGTTTCACGGGATCCAGCTACAATGGAACTGCTACTGACCTTCACGTTGGTTATGAAGGTGCTCTTGGTGAGAACGCTTCATACTACGTCCAAGGTGGTGCTACTGTAGTCTCTCCTGATGGTGCTGAGAGTGACACTGTTCCTTCTGGTAAGGCAGGTCTTGGTATCGGTTTGACCGATGCTCTGGGTGCTTATGGTGAAGTCTCCTTCGTTGGTAGTGGTGACAGCAATGTCGATCGCGGTTACGGTACTAAGTTGGGTCTTAAGTACAGCTTCTGATTCACTTGACAATGTGATATAATGTAGGGGTCTATAGGACCCCTTTTTTTATGCTTAAGGTAATTTTTCATCCAGTAACAATCTTAAACCTAACTTTTGTTGGGACCTTGGGATTGATTCAGGTGGTCCATACCAAAGCACATCATACTCTAGAAACTGATGTGCATGGTCATGTACATCGAGCATTGAGAAAGAATCCAGAGTTGGCACGATCAGCTTGTTATGAACTTGACTAATGAAGAAAAAAGAACTCATTAAAAAATTATCTAAACGACTGGATCAAATAGAGTCGGACAATCTTATTTTGCTTACACGAGTTGCAAAACTTGAATCCAAATTTGACAATTGCGAAATGCCTCTAAATATTGTGTATGATTCTTCACTATGAATTGCACTTGGAAATGAAATTCGATTTTAGAGACTGACATGCTATCTACCAAATACAGACTACGACTCGAATTTATCTGTAAGAAGATCGCTAACAAGGAAGAAGTAAAACTAGATGATATGATCTGGGCAGAGAAACTTGCCAAACGCCATACTACTGCTAGAGACTGGTTGAAACAAGCACGTCGTCAGGCGTCACAGGACATCCAGGAAGGAACTGTTGATGACTTCATCAATAAGATGGGACTGGGAGATCCAGACCCCTCTAATCACCGTACAGGGTTCAATGGTGCCGATGATATCAAAGACTGGTTTCAACAAGATAAACCTGATGACTGGAGACAACGTGACTGATTATGTCTGTGTAGAAACATGGAACCCCATCTATGAACGTATACAGTACCATTGGGTACACAAGTCAGAGAAGGATCCTGTGCAATTTGTAAAGAACCTCAATCCAGAGCAAGAAGTCTTATGAGTAGTAAGATGTTGTTCTTGGTTGATGTAGGTAACGGAAGATGCGTCAGTCATGATGGATATATACAACTTGGTAGCTTCTCTCACACAGTAGAGAAACATCTTGAGTTATGTCCTGATCAAGAATGGCAAGTAACCTATTGGATGCCTGATCCATTTCGTATTAGATACCCAAGACCAAACTATCAACATACTATGAAGGCAAACGAGGGTTCACCTAGAACTGACAATGCTACCGATAGTAGACCAAGAGACTTCCCTGACCAACCAACAAATAGATTGGAGAGAACATTATGAAGATGTGGGAGACACAATGTGTTGGGTGTGGAAATATGGTTCCCGCCAATCAATGTCCTCAAGTTGGATGCTATGTCCCTTCTAAGGGCAAATACGAAAACTCTTTATGTAAACCCTGTTGGTTGATACGAAAATTATGGAAGTAGTTAAAACCACAATCGCTATTGAATATGGAGAAAATCTGGATGAATAAACAAATGAAAGCAGTTTTATATTCAAAAGAAAATTGTCAATGGTGTGATAGGGCAAGAATGCTACTAGACAGTGTTGATATTGACTATCTTGAATACAAATATGAAAAGGATTTTACCAAACAGCAATTCCAAATGGAATTTGGCGGTGAAGCCACATTTCCTCAAGTGAACATCGGTAACCAATATATCGGTGGGTTCAAGGACACCTTGCATTTCTTAAAAGAAAATGAAATCATTTGACATGACCTAAAATTTGTAGTATAATGACAGGGAAATCAATCGCAGTCTTCTGCTTTTACTCTTGTCTCTAAATAATCATAGATGTATAGAGGGACAACTTATTTTTCTTTCACTATTTGGACAATAACAGGGAGTAAACCAATGACTATAGCTGTTTATGTGTTTGTGGTACTAGGAGCTTTTCTAATGGGAACACTAACATCTTGGGTAGCCAAGGATTATATCGATGCTTTCATCGATAATGCTGCATATGCAAAAGCAGTAACTCATCCAGAAATGCTCAACCCTGATGGTACTGTCAATCAATCAGAACTACTAACACTTAATTTCTTGTCAGAAGACGACGAAGATTACGAAGACCCTATGAATTAAGATCATGATTCTCGTTGATATGAATCAGTGCATGATCAGCAATTTGATGATGCAAATTAAAGTCGGTGACAAACTAGATGAAAAACTAGTTCGACATATGGTACTCAACTCTTTAAGATCTTACAACAGAAAATTTAGAGAAGAGTATGGGGAGATGGTTCTTTGCTATGATAGTAAACACTATTGGCGCAAAGACTATTTCCCTTTTTACAAACAAAACAGAAAAAAAGATAGAGAAAAATCCAATCATGATTGGAATGCAATCTTTGAAGTTCTGAATAAAATTCGTGATGAAATCCGAGACAATCTTCCTTACATAGTTATGGAAGTGCCTGGTGCAGAAGCGGATGATATCATCAGTGCTTTGTGTAAGCATTCTTCAACAGTTTCAGACCAAAAAGTTTTGATTCTTTCTGGAGACAAAGACTTTATCCAACTTAAAAAATTCTCTACTGTTAGTCAGTACAATCCGCTACAAAAACATTTTGTGAAAGATGTAAACCCAATAGAATATATTGCAGAACATATCATTAAAGGTGATCGTTCTGATGGTATTCCCAATTTTCTTTCTTCCGATGATACTTTTGTTACTAACAAAAGACAACGACCAATAAGTAAAAAAAATCTAGAGAAATGGATTTATGCTAGTCCATCTGTCTTCTGTAATACACAAGAGAAGATGGATAACTATGTAAGAAACAAAACTCTTATTGATCTTGACTGTATACCTACTACACTTCGCGAAGAAATTTTAGATAAATTTAAAGTGTTAAATAGTAATAATAAAACAAAGTTGTCAATTGACTACTTCGTTAAATACGAATTGACTTCACTCATGAATAACTTGGAGGATTTTTAAATCATGGCTGATCTAGATAAAAATCAGATGCTTATCTCAGAAGTTCTGAAGAAAGTATCTAATGCTAAAACCAAACCACAAAAAATTAAAATACTAAAGGAACTTCGTACTGATGCATTAGTTTCAATTCTAATTTGGAACTATGACACTAGTGTAAAGTCTATGATCCCCGAAGGAGATGTTCCTTATACGCCAAATGATGCTCCTATTGGTACGGAACATACTCGTCTTATACAGGACTACCGTAAACTATTCCACTTTGTAAAAGGTGGTAATGATTCCTTGAATAGAGCTACTCGTGAAAAAATGTTTATTCAAATGTTAGAGGGATTATCAGGCGAAGAAGCAAATCTTATTTGTCTGGTAAAGGACAAGAACCTCCAGAAAAAATATAAGATTACCAAAGCTTGTGTTGACGAGGCGTATCCTGACATTGAGTGGGGGAATCGAAGTTGAAGAAAGGAATTAAAGTTCTCCATAAAAAATGTAATCCAGAATTAGCACAGGATAAATCACTTCCTTACACGGCATATCTGGTTCAATACACTGAAGATGGTGAACTCAGTTATGATATATGTACTTGTAGTAAACAAGTAGAACTATTTGATTTTTATTGGGATACTTACCGTACAAATTTCCTTCGATTTGATCAAACTGAAGGTAGAGTTAATCCAAAATTTTGGAATCCGCAAGTAGAAGATAAAAAATGACATCCCTAAACAGAGCTCTGGTAATGTTTCTTCGTAGAATGGAGATTATCATATCTCTGGAGATGGGTGGCAAGTTGGAAGCAGAAACTGCTTACCAAAAAATTAAAGAAGAAATGAAGAAACTTAAAAAATTAAGAAAAAAAAGTAACAAAGCCTCCTAACGGGGGTTTTTTCTTGACATAACAAGCTCTTAATGTTACAATTATATCATGTTCGGAGAAAACTATGACGGTTAAACTGGTCTCCATCACACCTGATGCTGAGAAACACATGGGATATGTTGCTAGGGTGTCGAACCCAAACAACCAAGACAACCCAAATTATGCTGGTCTTCTAAAGTACTGCATCAAACATCAACATTGGTCTGTGTTTGAACAAGCATTCTTAACCCTTGAGATTGAGACCACTCGTGGTATTGCAGCTCAAATTCTGCGACATCGTAGTTTTACATATCAAGAATTTTCACAACGTTATGCTGATTCTTCCTTACTCGCGGAGAAGATCCCTCTACCTGAACTACGGCGTCAAGACACCAAGAATCGTCAGAATTCTATTGATGATATTGACCCGTTTGTCAAACAGAAGTATGAGACCCTGATGCAGGAACACTTCAGAGATGCCATGTCATTGTATCAAACGATGCTTGATGAAGGTATTGCAAAGGAGTGTGCTCGTTTCGTGCTGCCTCTCGCTGTACCCACTAGAATCTACATGACTGGCAGTGTCAGGTCATGGATCCATTACATAGATCTGAGATCCGCCCACGGTACTCAGAAGGAACACATGGACATCGCTCATGCATGTCGCGATATTTTTAAAGAAGTTTTACCTACTGTTTCCGAAGCACTTGATTGGTGAATTATGAACATCTTTGTTACTGATGAATCTCCATGGAAATCTGCTGCTGTCTTACCAGACAAGCACATCGTAAAGATGCCCTTGGAGACCTGTCAGATGCTCGCTATAGTCGCTTCAGACAAGTGGGGTCATAGTTATGGTACATTACCCAAAGCAGACGGTACACCCTATGCTACTGAGAAGGGTGCATTCCGTAATCACCCCTGCACCAAGTGGGCAAACGAGACTGTAGCAAACTCTCGATGGTTGCTTGAGCATGGTATGGCATTATGTGAAGAGTATTTCAATCGGTATGGAAAGATCCATACTTGTTTCAAGACTCTCCTTGCTGCTGACGAAATCATTCCTTATGTAAAATACGACAGTCATACTCCCTTTGTCTTTGCAGGACCTGATGAGTATAAATATGACACCAGCATTGACATCTTCACTGCTTATAAGATGTATGTTGCATCCAAACCATGGGTTGCAACTAACTACTTACGACTACCAAATAAAAAACCAGACTGGGTATAACACATGAGACATATTTTATTTACTCTAAAGGGTTGTAATGTAGAACTTATGGAGGATAAAGAATATATGAGGGGACTTTTATATATGGCTGCAAAAGAATCTAAGTCAACTCTTCTTGATTTGACTGTACATAAGTTTGATCCACAAGGACTTACTGGTATCGCTATGCTTGCAGATTCTCATATCAGTATTCATACTTGGCCGGAAAAGGGTATGGCAGTGTGTGATGCATTTACATGTGGTGATCACACTGATCCACAAGCTGCAGTAGAATATATGAGAGATAAACTTGAATCTACTGATATGGTTTCTAAAATGTTTATCAGACCTTTAGACTAAATAAAACTACACTACTTGAAATTATGCCTACTTATCCTGTTATTAACAAAGTGACTGGGGAAAAACAAACCCTTCACCTGTCCATGAAACAATATTGTGATTGGAAAGATGGTAATCCTGATTGGGACAAAGATTGGTCTGCAGGATGTGCAGGAGTCGCAGAAGTTGGCGAATGGAAAAACAAAGTTGACGGTGGATTTAAAGATGTCTTAACCAACATCAAAAACCATCACCCACATGCCACATTTGAAGTCTAACTAAAATTATGACACGAAAGAAAAAGTCTCTTGCTGATACTAGTGCAAAGGTGATGCGGCGAAAGAAGCCAATCAATTCTGATCAACTTCTTGATATCCAGTCGTTAACTCCAGCTCAAGATAAAGTTTTTGATGATTGGAAACAGGGTAAAAATCTTTGTCTCTTTGGTTGTGCTGGTACAGGTAAAACATTTGTTGCATTATACCTAGCACTTAAGTCTGTCTTAGATGATAGTACTCCATACGAGAAGATCTACATCGTTCGTTCTTTAGTTGCTACTAGAGAGATTGGATTCCTTCCAGGAGATCATGATGACAAAGCTGCTTTGTATCAGATTCCTTATAAGAACATGGTTCAATACATGTTTGAAATGCCATCTGATCCAGACTTCGATATTCTGTATGATAAACTAAAGGAACAAGAAACTGTATCGTTCTGGTCTACAAGTTTTATTCGTGGTACTACTCTCGATAATTCTATTGTTATCGTTGATGAAATGCAGAACTTGAATTTTCATGAACTTGATAGTATAATTACAAGGTGTGGTCAAGATACAAGAATCATTTTCTCTGGTGATGCCGTACAGTCTGACCTTGTAAAGACTAACGAACGCAATGGTATTCTAAATTTTATGAGTATCATTCAAAACATGAAAGAGTTTGGTTGTACTGAATTTAACATTCAAGACATTGTTCGTTCTGGTTTAGTCCGAAGTTACTTAGTTGCAAAAATTGAATCAGGATTTTAATGTTTGAACATGTAACTATTGATCTACCTAAAAAACTTAAACGTGAGGAGATCGATGGCAAAAGATACTATCGATTGCCAAATGATGATGTTACTAAATTAGTATCGATCACGACAGTCACTGGTTTTAAGTCTAGAGAAGATATTGCAAAGTGGCGTCGTAGAGTCGGTGCTGCAGAAGCAAACAAAATTTCTACTCGTGCAGCCAGTCGAGGAACTGATATGCACACACTAGTTGAACACTATCTGTTAAACGAACCTCTACCAGAGAAACAACCACTAGCAGAGTTTATGTTCAAGTTTGCAAAACCTGAACTAAACAAACTGAGTAAAATTCACGCTCTAGAAAAGTCCCTATATAGTAAACAACTAGGTGTAGCAGGAACTGTTGACTGCATCGCGGAGTACGACGGTGAGCTCGCCATAGTTGATTTCAAGACTTCTAAAGAACCAAAACCTAGAGAATGGATTGATAGTTATTTCGTACAAGCAGCTGGTTATGCCTGTATGTTATACGAACTGACTGGCATCGCCGTCAAAAAACTTGTTATTATTATGTCATGTGAAAATGGAGAATGTAAAGTCTATGAAGAGTACGACAAGCAAAAGTATATTAGATTACTTATGCAGTACATCCGTAACTGGAAAGAATTTAATGAGTAGACAAAAGGACGAACTAGAGAATTTACTTGAGGGTAAATTCTTAACCGCTTCTAAATTCTCATTAGAGATTGAGGAGATTGTTCGCGACTGTAAAGGTGAATTAAATTACATCGAGGCAATTATTTGTTATTGCGATGAGAATAAAATTGAACTGGAAACAGTAAACAAATTAATTTCTAAACCACTCAAAGAAAAAATTCGTGCCGATGCACAAAGACTTAACTGCATCAAACGAACTACAAGGGCTAAACTACCATTGTGACTGGGTTTGAGGTTTACAAAACCTATCTAGCAATCAAATTACATTTCACGAAGGACGACTACAACTACTTTACTTTCAATGGAAAGTCTAGGGCATCTGAGTCGTCCTTTGAAAAAAGAAAGGACAGATACTTTTTTAAAAAACTTGGTACTAAGTTTGACAAAGAAACTATCTTACAATTTTTTGTGTCTCATTTTGTAGAAAACAGTAACACATGGATTGGAGATCTATCTGTCTACAACTCTTCAACATTTAATGCTTGGAAGAAAAAAATACAATCAATGACATTTATGTTTGAGAATGACATAGATTACTTAATTGATGTATGTAATTTTGAAAGTATTTTTGATTGTAAGACTGGTAATCATCCAGTATTATTACAAGCATATTTGGGCGAAAGAATAACACTAGAAACTATGGTGATACTTAATTCATTAGTTAAGTATATACCAGACTTCGACAAAAAAATTAAAGAACCTGTAGTGTGGCCAGATGTAAGAAAAAAGGTAGTAAAATACGAACCTTTCTTATCTGTAGATAAGAATAAATACAAAAGTATCGTAGTTAAAAAAATAAATGGCATTCTTTGATGACATTCCCATTCGTGCTGAAGCAGCAGAACTCTTTGATTTATATCAGAGAATGATGCAAATCAGTATGGGTGGGTTACATAGTATGGAATTGAAAACAGAATATCTAGATAAACTTTCTAGAATTTTAGAACTTCAAAAGATCATGTGGTTCAGAGCAAAATACTCTGAGGAAGATGATGCATTTGAATTTTGCCAACATCTTAAAAAATGTGCCGAGATGCTAGGATACAAAGGTGACATTGATGAAACCTTTAAAGCAATGGAGAATGATGTCGCTTCATGCCGAGAAATTCTACAGGGGGAGTCTTGACTTCCACCCAATACCCTGTTATAATGATTCAGTGGACAACACCACACAAGCCAAATACGAACAAATACGGAGACACACATGACTTTTTCTTCCCTCAAGCGCGACTCTGCATCCGCTTTTGAAAAACTCACAAAAGAATTAGAGAAGGTTGCATCTGGAGATAAAGGATCCAATAGAGATGACAACCTTTGGAAACCTGAGATGGATAAATCTGGTAATGGTTACGCAGTAATTCGTTTCTTGCCTGCCCCTGATGGTGAAGATATTCCCTGGGCAAAGATCTTTAGTCATGCATTCCAGGGACCTGGTGGATGGTATATTGAAAACTCTTTGACTACTATTGGTAAATCTGATCCTGTTGGTGATATGAATCGCGAACTTTGGAACAGTGGTTCAGATCGCGATAAAGAAACTGCTCGTAAACAGAAACGTAAACTGTCTTACTACTCTAACATCTATGTTGTTCAGGATCCTCTGCATCCTGAGAACGAAGGTAAGGTCTTCCTATACAAGTATGGTAAGAAGATCCATGATAAGATTGTAGAAGCAATGCAACCTGCATTTGCAGATGAAACTCCCATCAATCCTTTTGATTTCTGGAAAGGTGCTAACTTCAAACTGAAGATTCGCAAACTTGATGGTTACTGGAACTATGATAAGTCCGAGTTTGATTCTCCTTCCACTCTTGGTGGGTTTGATGATACTCAACTCGAATCAATCTACAAGTCTCAGAACTCTCTTGCAGAACTTGCTGCCGCTGATAAGTTCAAGACTTACGAAGAACTTGAAAAGCGTATGAATACGGTTCTTAACTCTAAGAAGACGCCTCGTATTGATCCAGAGACTGCCGAAGACGAAATGTTTGAAGCACCTAAGTTCAACACTTCATCTGGTGGATTCAACGATCCAGACATCACTGGTGGCAACCAGGTTGTTCCTCAGATGAGTGCCGAAGAAAGTGAAGATGATGCAATGTCTTACTTTGCACGTCTCGCTGAAGAGTGATAAATAGTTCTGTCGCTCTTTCGTGCGCGACACGCTACGAATAGGAATATCGCTTTATTGAGGGGTTAACCACCCCTCTTTTTTTATGCCGATCTAAAAAGTGGTTCAGAAATTCTTAAACCTTTATTGTTAATCTTGTACTTAGTATTATAAGCAAGCAGTTTTTCTAATTCTTCTGCAAGTAAATTCAAATATCTTACTCTTGGTAAAATAATTTCTCGTTTATTTTCATTCAGACTATATTCATATTCACGATTAGTAACTGCAGTCAGTCCTTGTGCAGCAGTTACTGTATTAACAACTTGAGTTGTTACGTTATTAGTAGTACTGGTTGTATAATATTCAAAAGACCAGTCAGGTAGATAACCAGAAACTAATTGTGGTGCAGATCCTTGATAAAATTCAATGATAACTCCTTGATCTAATACAATGCCCAAGTCAACATCTGTAATTCTATCTGTTTCCCAGTGTCTAATATCATCAATTTTATCTCCATACTTAACATCGATATAGTCATCAAGTTCATCTGGTGCTAAGGGCCACTCAGATCTTATATCAGTGATATTATTGAGAAGAAGAATAGTCCAATACCATCTTGGATCATTAAATTCTTTTAAAGCAATTCTATCTGGTGACTCACCTGGATTAATAGTATATGGAACTGAAGAACTATAGACTGCATTAAAACTATCTCTCGCTCTTACTCTACGAAAAATATTTTTAGAAATTTTAAAGTCACCCTTTCTTTTGAAATCAGGGTAAAGAAAATTTGGCTGGGAATCGAAAAACATTTTTTTTATTAGTAGTTGTTTTCTTTAACTTCAGTTGAAGTAATGATCTCAGTTTCTGTGAAACTTAATGTCATAGTATATGCAACAGGATCAGCACCTTTATATGTAGCCCAAATTGCATCTGGTGTATAGTTAATAGATACCTGAGTTAAAACACATGGTTTTAATTTTGGTAGAGATGTAATTTCACTATTGTCTTCACCATTTTTCCAACCAATTCTAAAAATATTCGGAACGGTCAACCAACGATCGGAAAGGTTACCTGAATCACCTTCTGACCCTTCTTTCAAACCAAGTCTAGAGTTATAATCTGGTAGAGAATTTGCTCTGATAGTTTTAATAATTCTTTGAATTGCCGCAGTCTCTCCTGAATTTCTGGGGACAAGTTTCCAATCAAAAGTAAACTGTCTCATACCCACACCATTAAATACCTGTTCGGTATATGGATTCATAATTTTTCCAAAACCATTTTGAGTAACCTGTTGAGATCCGCCTTGACCAACAATACTATCTAATAGTTTCATCGCAACTCCAATCTTACCACCACCGGCAAGAGCCTGTAGGTTTTTGGTAATAGATTCTGCACTATCTGCATTAGCAAAACCTTTTCCAATCGAAGGTAATAATTTACCAACAACTCCAGATCCTTCTTTATAATTTGGACTATCTTGGTATTGAACATTATTGGGTATTGGTAAAATAACAGTACCAAGTTTTGCTACATTTGTTTTTTGTGATTGAATATTACTAAGAAAAGTAGATTCGCCAAGGTTATCAATACCAAATGAGTTCTCTAATCCAGACTCATCTTCAGTAGCAGTTTCTCCTTCTTCACCACTAGTTTGTGTAGCAGGTGTAGTTCTAAATTGTAGTTCAGTTGTTTTAACAAATTTAACAATATCCATTTGCATATAATCATAACCTGCACCAGCAGGCCATTGAAGACCGTCACCTAAGACAGAACTACTAAGGTTAACGTTTGCGGCAAACTTCCTAAGGTATTCTGGGAGTTCTTCGACGAATGATTTGCTAGACATAAATATTTCTAATGCCGCTATTTCCTATAGCTATATATGAACACTTTGAAGGGTAGATATATTCCGAAGAACATTCGGAAATATAGAGGAGACTATAAGAATATTATTTATCGTTCTTCGTGGGAACTTAAGTTCATGAAATACTGTGATTTGTATGACAGTATTCTTGAATGGGGTAGTGAAGAAGTTGTGATTCCATATAGATCTCCACTTGATAATAGAATTCATAGATACTTTGTAGACTTCTATATTAAAGTAGAAGATGCAAGTGGTCAGATTAAAAAATATTTAATCGAAGTGAAACCCAAAAGACAAACCAAACCTCCAGCAAAACCAAAGAGACAAACTAAAAGATACATTAGTGAAGTCACTGAGTATGCAAAGAATCAGGCTAAATGGAAAGCCGCAACTGAGTTTTGTGAAGATAGACAATGGAACTTTATGATAATTACCGAAGACGAACTTAAGGTATGAGTATATTTTCAATAATCAAAGAAGCTGTTGGAAACGAACCAAAATCATTTGGTTGGTATCGTGATAATGTAAAAGTTCTTTTTAAGATGAGTGATTTGTATGCTGATTTAGTAGAACAGGAAGAGACTTTAAATCCTATCCCTGGTCAGTTATACATGTTTGAGTATAAAGCAATATATGCAGAAAGATTAAATTTTTATGATAGATTTCCCCTTGTGTATATCACTGGCGGTGGGGATCCTTTTAGAGGTATCAACTTACATTACCTTGCATTGAGACCTAGACTCAATCTAGTATTAAATCTGGAAAATGGTGTGATTGCAGGTGTTCCTAAAAGAGCCTATCATAATTATTTGACAAGGGGTTTAGAAACTCCACTTTACCTAATAAATAGTGATGATTACAGAACTGCTGCCTTCTTACCTGTAGAAGATTTCGGTGGTACAAGTAGAACAGCAGTCTGGAACGGAGCCAAACAGTCATGACAGTATCTAGAATTTCAAATATCCAAACTTTGTCAAACTACAGTGAATTTAGAGCTGCAGTGACACGTCATGGTTATAGTATTAATAATCTATATGATGTCATCTTCAACTTACCTGCTAGCACTAATGTATTTAATGAACTGATAGCACAATATTCTGGTGCTGATGGAGATCAACCAATTGGTTTACAAGAATGTCTGAATCTATTAAGACTGTATACCAATCAATGTACAATGCCTGGTGTCACTATGGCTGATAGTGAATACAGAGTAACTAATACACCACAATTAAAATATGCATATGGTGCTGTGTTTAATGAATTTAGTGTTACTTTTACCATGGATGCTGATTCATTAATCAGAAAAGTTTTTGATAAGTGGACCAATACAATTTATCCATACTCGCGTTTTCGTGGGGACACTGGTAATACTGGTCCATTAAGAACTTCATATAAGGAGGATTACATTGCAGATATTTCAGTGATTAAATATGAAAGATTTAAATCTTCTAAACGTAATAACATAATCGTGGGAAGTAGAATTCCTAAGAATAGAATTATTCCAGGAATTGATCCTAATGATGGTGATTTTGATTCTGGATTTGCTGATAACATTGCTGTACATGCTGTTAAGATGAAAAATGCATTTCCAAAATCTATTGATTCTATGTCATTATCTTCTGAAGGTGGTGCATTAACACAATTTTCTGTAGCATTTGAATATGAATCACTGCAGGTTAGTACGTTAAATGAATTGCAATCATTTACATTTGATCCAGATAAAGTTACAGAGAATGTATCAGGATCTGTACTTAATTTAGTAACCTCTGTTTAATCGTATAAATATTTTCAGATTATATTATTGTCGTAATGCCTTTACCAAAGTTAAATGCACCATCTTATGAATTGGTGCTTCCGTCAACAGGAAAAAAAATTCGCTATCGTCCATTCCTAGTTAAGGAAGAAAAAATTCTTCTTATTGCTATGGAATCTGAAGATGAGAAACAGATGCAGGAGGCGGTCAGACAAATCCTAAAGAACTGTATCTTAAGTAGAGGCATTAAAGTTGATGAACTGGCAGTATTTGATATCGAATATTTATTTTTAAATATTCGCGGTAAGTCTGTTGGTGAAGAGGTAACTCTAAACCTTATTTGTCCAGACGATGGAGAAACCACTGCTGAGATAACTATTGATATCGAAGATATCAAAGTTCAAAAACCAGATGGTCATGAAAACATTATCAAACTTAATGATGATGTTTCTATTGTAATGAAGTATCCAAGTATGGAAACTTTCGTTAAAAATAATATCACTGGTAGTTCAAGTCTTGATACTGTATTTGATCTGTCTGCTGATTGTATCAATCAGATTGTAGAAGGTGAAGATGTTTATGAATCAAAAAGTTTTTCTAAAAAAGAACTTTTAGAATTTATGGACAGTATGGATAGTATACAGTTTCAATTAATTCAAAAATTCTTTGAAACTATGCCTAAATTATCACATAAGGTTTCTATCACCAACCCAAAAACTAATGTAGAAAGTGAAGTTGTTATTGAAGGTTTAAATAGTTTTTTCGATTAGTTCTAGCTCACGAATCACTTGAAAACTTTTACAAAACAAATTTTGTAATGGTACAACACCACAAGTGGGATCTAGAACAATTAGAAAACATGATACCTTGGGAACGAGAAGTTTATGTTCAGATGCTCATCGAATTTATCGAAGAGGAAAATGAACGAATTAAAAGTCAGCAAAAATAACTAATGCCAGCACCTTTAGCAGCCGCAGCAGCACCAGCCATAAAAGGATTACTCGGAGCAGGAGTTCGCGGGGCGGCTACTGGTGGGTTTAGAGCTGCAGCAGGTAACGCTGCTAAAGGAATGGCTGCAGACGCCGTAAAAGGTGGCGCCAAAGAAGGGATGAAGAACTTTGCCCGTAACATGACGGGTAAAACATCGGATGATTATAAGGCAAGAGTAGATGGTGTAAATCCAGAGACTGGTGAATATCTAACACCTGAAGAAAGAAAAGCAAGATTTAAGGGCTTTGCAACCAGTCCAGTAAAAGAATCTTCACAGAAATTATTACCAGGTGCAGCTCAACCTCAAGAAGTACCTGCTTTAGCTCCAGCTGGAGGAGTAGGTAATGATGATCAACAAGAAAAAGTTGTAAATCATCTGGAAAAAATTCAGATGTACCTAGGAAAACTTCTGATTATTGAAGAGAATGCTTTATCTAGGTTGCAAGATAAAATTTTAGCAACCGCAAGAGAAGATGATAGAGATGCGGCGGAAGAGGAAGAAGAAAAACAGGAAAAAGGAAAACCTAAAAAGAAATCAGGAAACAATCCTATCGTTAAAGGAATAAAAAAGAAAGCAAACGGTATTTTTGCTTTTCTGATGGACTTTGCAATGAAGTTTGTTGGAATGAAAATTCTTGAGTGGATTTCAGACCCAGAGAACCAAGAAAAAATACAAAAAATAGTAGGATTTTTTCAAAGTGTACTCAGTTTCATTACCACAGTAGGTAATATTATTGGGGATACATTTAACTTTAGTGTTGATGTAATACAAAAAGGTATTGAGGGTATTACATTCTTAGCTGAAAAAGTTCAGGAATTCTTTAGCTTTGAATGGTTAAATATTGATACATTATTAGAACCACTAACACCAATTGTAACTTTCTTTACCGAAACAATTCCATCAGCGATGAATGGATTCTTAGATGGTCTTGCTGGAGTAATTACAAAGCTAGATAATATTCCAAATCAATTTGTTGGTATAGTACAAAAAATTACAAATGGTTTCTTAGAATTTATTGGTCTTCCACCTGAAGACACAAAACCTATAAAGCAACCAAGAGATGGTGATACAGCACCAATACCAGAAGACGGTAAATCTTTAGTACCATCATCTACTCCGAGTGGTTCGGATTCGGCAGAAGAATTATCACCAGGGGAATCTAAACCACCAAAAATGAAACGTGGTGGTTATCTTTCTGGTCGCACACATGCTCAAGGCGGTCAGGTAATTGAGGCAGAGGGTGGTGAGTATGTAATGAATAGAAGAGCAGTTGCTGCAATTGGCAGGAACAAATTAGATGCAATGAATTTTGGTAATTATCCTGCTGTTGGTAGAGGAGAAAGAGAAAATCCAAGAAGCATGGCGTCAACTGGTGGAATAATTACTAGAGGTAAAGCAAGGTCTGGTGGGAGTATTATTAATATTGGAGATAAAGCAAAGTCTGGTGGAATCGTCCAAAAATTTGCCGAAGGTGGTCCAGTTCATCCTCTTCTAACTAAGATGAATGATCAGAACATTAAAAAAGTATCTGCTCCTGTAGGTCGTTGTGTTACAGGTTCTTTAGATACTATGAAGAGGAGTGGTGTTCCCGAACCTGCTGCTACTGGTCTTGATGAGGGTAACAATCCCAGAGGTGGCATGGTTCAGATGATAAAGGATTTTGGGTGGAAGAGTATGGGTGGAACTAAAACTCCCCTTTCGAGTCCTTATGGAGACGTTTCACCAGGAATTTTTACAAAAGATCAATACCTCAAAAAAGTTGATGAGGGTAAAGTTCCATCTGGTGCATTAGTATTCCAGACAAAACATCCTAGTTGGACTGAAACCAGTTATAACTCTAGGGGTTTTGACATGGCCATTGCTCAAAAAAATGGCAAGGCATTATGGAATGGAGTACTAATCAATGATCCTTTAGTGTATGCTAATACTAAAAAAGTTGTTGTATTAACACCTGATGGAAAAGAGAATAATGGTACTGCGGGTCAATCTATGGATAGTGGTCCCGATAATGCTTCTGGGAGTACTACCACCACTGTTAATGCTGATGGTACTACCACAACTACTACAACTACCACTACAACTCCAAAGAAAAAAACACCAGAGGTTGATCTTAGTGTATTAAAAGCAATTCTTGCTGGACCAGAGTTATCTGGTCAACCGCCTAGTAAATCATCCAGTTCATTAAAAACTTTGCAAAGTGAAAATAACATATTGACTACACCTGGTATTCAATATGATGAATCGAATGAAAAGATTTTTATGGCTGAAAAATCGCCATCATTTACAACAGGATTTGATGAAAACATTTTAGGTGGATTAGAATTAGGTGAAAATATTCCACCATTTACTCAAGCAGTATTTCCATTTAATCTATAATGAAAAGCGCTATCACACCTTACCAAGGTAATCAAAGTAATTCTCTGACTGTTATATCAAAGCCTCAACAGTCTATGTCGATTGTTCCTGTCAAGAAAGAATCTGATGAGAACCAGTCCGTAAATAAAGCAGAAGTAACAGTAAAAGATATTAGAAAAAATGTTTTAATGTTGCTCAGAAAGAGACAACAGAGAGATAGACTAGAAGAAAAATATAGTAAATTAGAAGAAAAACTTAATCTAAAAGAATCTGCAAAAAATGAAGAATCAAAACAAGAGAAGTCTTCATTTTTATCTAAGATGGGTAGTGGAGTAAAAAATAAAGCGGAAAAAGTTGGTGGAGATTTGTTTGGTGCTATAGGAAAAATCTTAGGATTTATGGCTTTAGATTGGATATCTAAACCAGGGAATCAAGCTGTCCTAGAAGGTATTGTTGAAGGTGTTGGACATATTATTAGGTTTGTAGATTATTGGGTCACTGGATCTGTTGACAATCTACTGTCTGGTTTTGCAAGCTTTGTGGGTGGAGATACTATTCTAGAAAGAGTAGTAGGATTCTTCCAGATGACTGCTGGATTTTTCGGTCTAAGATATTTCTTAAAACCACAAAAAATTATAACTGATTTATTAAAAATTAGAAAATTTATTATGGAGGGTGGTGTAAGAAAATTAAAAATCTTCACCAAGAAATTACAAAAATTTGGATTAAAAAAAGCACTTAAATTTGCATTCCCAAGATTATCAAAACTAATATCTGGTATTGGAAATATAGGTTCAAGAATTATCAACGGTATTAAAAAGGTAGTAGGTAAAACTGGGGCAGGAAATTTATTTAAAAAAATTGGTAATGCAATTTGGCGAGGTGCTGGTGAGAAGGGCGCTAAAGTCATCATGCCAATTTTGAAAAAACTAATGAAACCAGTAACAGGATTCCTAAAAAGAATCCCAGTTGTTGGTGGATTGATATCTTTTGGTGTCAATTTGTTGTTTGGTGATTCTCTTACTCAATCAGCATTTAAAGCTCTTGGTGGGTCACTTGGTTCTTGGATTGGTGGTGGAATAGGATCACTAATTCCAATACCACCACTAGGAACTTTTGTTGGTGCATTTTTAGGTGGTGTTGTTGGTGATTGGTTGGGTAGTAAATTCTATGATATGCTGATGAAGAGACCAGCACCTGAACCATCTGAAACTGAAAAAAATGCAGCTAAAGTTAGACGAAAAGAAGCAATACTTAAAAATAAAAATAGTGATTTAACACAGGGAGAAATTGATGTCCTCTTAATGGAGGAACTGGGTATTACAAGTGAAGAATTAGAGAAAGCAAGAAAATTCAGTAAAGAAGCTAGAGGTGAAGAAGAGACCACAACTACTACCACAACAACCACCACTACGACTGGTGATAATGATTCATCATCTGTATCTGTCAGTGGTGGATTTGATAAAAAATTTGCAGCACTGCTGGGTGATTACGAGGGACTAAAACTAGAAGCATACGCTGATGCTAACTATGGGTGGGAGATTCCTACCATTGGTATTGGTGCAACTTACTATCCATCTGGATTCCGTAAGTCTGGCAAGGTTCAGAAGGGTGACACTATTACTGAAGATGAAGCATATTGGATCAAGTCTCAACATATTATTGAGCATCGTAAGCGTCTCGTTAATGAGGTTGGTAGTGACTATAGTAAGGCACCGAATAAAGTAAAAGCAGCTCTTGAGTCTGTAGTCTTCAACTATGGATCTTTATCTGGTGCTGGTATTTTAGGTGAAGTAAAACAGTCACTGAAGAGTGGTGATTATGGTCCAGTTATTAATGCATATCGTAGTAGTTTAGCAAGTCACAACGGCGGTATAAACAGCTGGCGTCGTAATGATGAAGCAACTTTGATGGAATCTGGAAAGAGTAATCGTACTGGTATTCAGTTTGATTCTGGTGGTCAAGGTGATGGTAAACCTAATAAATCTAACAAATTTTTAACACCAACTATCAGTGGAGGCAATAATAAATCTTACGACTCTCCAATACTAAATCGTGGTAGAGGTGGTGGTAAACCTACCATGTCACCGATTACAAAGTCACCAACAAAGAGACATAGTGTTATGTCCGAAATGAGTATGAACGCAGTACAGAATAGAAAATTTGCAAAAAATGGTAGTGGAAGTACTATCATAATTAAAACTGGTGGTGATACATATGCTCAGTATACATCTATTGCTAGTTCACCCAGTAGGCTAAATAGTAGTACACAGATGAGCCACAAGAGGGGCCTGTAATGTCACAACAGTTTGAAGGAGATTTTAGTTTAAAAAGTATTAAACTTTATCCAGTAGTTAAGACTGGTGGATATGGTGATGCTATCGATATTAAAGAATTACTTGCCGAAGTTACATTACAGGAAAGTGTTTTGTCTGCAAGTTTATATTGCAGTGTAGTATTACAAGATATCGATCAAAATTTAATTGACTCATTACCACTGATGGGTCAAGAAAGAATAGAAATAAAAATTTCTGCTGGATCAACAACATGGAATCTTAGATTTTATGTTTACAGCATTGATGGTAGAACAATGCAAGAAAAAAATCAAGCTTATGTTCTTCATTGTTGCAGCTTAGAGGCATTAACTAACGAATCAAAAAGAATTGCAGAAAGACTTGATGGTGTGAAAGCAGAAGAATTTTTAGAAGAAAAACTATCACTAATTAGTAATAAAAAATTTCATAAAGATTCTAGTCTTCATAACTATAACATGTACATTCCAAATTGGAGGTTATTTGATACCGCTATTTGGTTTAGAACAAGAACTGTTTCTACTGCACATAAAGACTCAGTAGGATACTTATTTTGGGAAGCGTTTGATGGTTATCATTTCAAATCAATTGATGAACTTATAAAACAAACTCCATACCCAAGAGTAGGTAAAAAATATTCATTCGCACAGGGTAATACACCAAGTGCTGGTGATAAATTTAGGATTATCAAATATGCATCACCAAAAGCATTTAATGTATTCAATGATGCAAGAGCAGGATCTTTCGCACATGATGCATGTTACATAGACATCAATCACAGAACGTATAGAATTTTTAGAACAACTGCCGATGATTTTTGGGATGATAGTAAACATCTTGGTAAATTAAAACCATATAGAACTGATGGTCCAGTTAGTTTTAATAAAGGTGCAGGTAGAATGGTCTACCGTCCAACAGCTATTAATACTTTTGGTAAATGGAACGAAAATCAATCAATTAAAAAGACAGATAATATTGATGAACCAAATAAGATGTATGAGAAAGCAATTTATAGATTTTATTTCTTGGAATATAACAAATTAGATATTGCTGTTCCTGGTGATCTAGATATAAGAGCTGGTAATCTTATAGATATTAGTATGCCATCCCCGTCAAAGAGTGATCAGGGAGATATTAAGTCTGATAGTAGACTTAGTGGCAAGTATCTAGTTAATTCGGTTACGCATACACTAAATAGAGATAAGTTGAGTACTAGAATTACTCTAACTAGAGACTCCTTTGGTGGCAAAAACATTGCTGACGAAAAAGCCATAGGTGATCAAGTAGACATCGGTAGGTAAAAATGGAAAGTATTGAACAACACATCAAAAAAGATAAAGAGATTTTAGATAATTCATCTATATCTCCACAACAACGCCGACATATTGAAGGCGAATTGCATGAACTACAAGAGTATGCAGAACACCACAAGAAGGAGATTGAAGAAGGAGATCATCACGATCCAACATATTTGGAACTATTCTGTGATCAGAATCCTTCCGAACCAGAATGTTTAGTTTACGAAGATTAATATTTAATGTCATTAAATCCAACCCTCGATAATCCTACTTTTTTAGGCCAACAAGATTTCTCTTGGTGGTTGGGTACTGTTGTCAATGCTGATGATAGAGATGCAAAGTTAGGGAGAGTAAAGGTAAGTATCTTAGGTTTCCATGAAACTGATACAAAACCTGCTGACTTGCCCTGGTGTATTGTCATGCAACCCACTACCAATCCAGCAATTAGTGGGGTTGGAAATGCTGCAAGTCAATTGAAACCTGGCAGTTTTGTTATGGGTTTCTTTCTTGACTATCCAGACTGTCAACAACCAGTGGTCATGGGAACTCTGTTCAGTGAAATTAAAAAAGTCACTGTACCAAAAACTCAAGACAACAGAGATCGTATTAATGCAGCACAAATTTCAGAACCAAATCAAGGAACTGATGCAACTGTTACACAACAACCTGCAGAATCGGAAGCTGCAAATGATGGTAAACAACAAACTGTTAGTAACTCAACAAAAGCATCATCATTACCTGGATCAAGAACAAATCCATCTGGTCCTGTAAATAAAACAGTTGCTAATGGTAAAGACAGTGTTGCAAATACAGTTGCTAGAGAAATTCAAGCTTGTATTGATGATTTAGCAAATGCATTTAAAACTGGTAAAATTTACGATCCCAATTCTTCAAATCCAGTTTTAACAACAGATCTTAATGCAGAAGAACAATTAATTTCTGTTTCAGGTGCTACCTCTTTTCCACCAAGAGGAAAGATTAAAATTGGTAGTGAGATTATTGGATACAATGGCAAAAATAGTAACGGTCTGACTCTTGTTAAAAGAGGAATGGAAAAGACTAAAGATGTTGATCATAAAAAAGGTTCTGCCGTTAAATTTATTCCGAAAGGAACATCAGCAAAAGAACTTGTAGGTCAGTTTTCTGATACTGCAGTTGACATTCAGTCTGCAATGCAGCATTGTTTTTCGATTATCAAAAATTTAATTTGGTATATCGTAAATCAACTCAAAGCATTTATCATGGAACAAGTGACAAAATTGCTTAATACAATTGGTCTTGCATCAATTAGTCCCATTCCTTTATTTGTAAAAGGTGTTACTGAAATTATTATTCAGTTACTCCGTACTATTGGTTGTACTCTTGATGAAGCACTCGTTGATGCAATCATGGGTGGTATCGAAGGATTTATTGAAGAATTTGTAAATGGAATTTTAAATAGTCTTGCCGATGTTGCACAAAGTTGGGTTGATTTTGCAGAGAATTGTGTCAATCAAATTTTTGGTTCTATTTTTCAACTGGTAGAAGTTGCAAACGAAATTTTAAGTGTAGTTGATAGTATAAAAGGTATTGTAGAAAGTGTAGGTGACATTAAATCATTATCAAGTTTATCTGATCTATCTGATGTAGCAAATATTGTTGGGTTCATTCTGCAACTCTTAGGTATTGGTTGTAATAGAGATACTGAAGGACCAAAGCAAGTAGATTGGTCAACTTGTGATATTACAGGCAATAATTGTAGTCCATTTAATTTTGAAATTACCAATCCAATTCCAGGAAGATGGTCTCCAGAGTATTCAAAGATGTTTGTTCAAGCATCTGAGTCTGGACATATTCTTGCTATGGATGACACTCCTGGTTCGTCTAGATTAATTTTAGAACATGGTCCCAGTAAATCTGGTACACACATTTATGACAATGGTGATGTAAGAGTTACTAATAGTCAAAATCAAACAGAAATTACTATTAAAAATAAAAATGTTGTTGTTAAAGGTAATGCTAATCTAGAAGTAGAAGGAGATTATCATTTAAAAGTAGGTGGTAACTATCATCTAGAAGTTCGTGGTCAAATGAATTTATTTTCGGTAAGAGAAAGTAAATTTACATTTGCTGGTGAACATAAAACAGTTTATAAAAATGATTCAGAATTATCTGCCCATAATGGTTTAGCAATTGGAGGATCTAAAGTTGGTATCTCTGCGTCTGGTCAACTAGATCATATTTCTCCAACTATTACTAACTTGTGTACAGAATTTAATACTGTTGCAACAGGATCTATTAATGAAATTTCAACATATTATAATGAGTTTACTTTATTGAATGGATTAAGACTTCATGGTCTTTCCGACATTAAATTAAACCTAGGTAGTACTGCGAGAGCAGCACTTGGAACTGATAATGATATGGTTGCTGGTGCTCAAACAAAACTGAAATTAGGACAAGAAACAAATGCAACTATCGGTAATGAAACAAGGACTAAAGTAGGTGCAGCACAAGAAACTGAAGTTGGTGCAAAATCAGAAAATAATTTAGCATTAAAAATCAGAAATATTCTTGGTGCAGATGTTTCAAATGTGATTGGAATTAAAAGTCAAACTAGTATTGGTATTCAAACAAAAGCAACACCAGTTATTAACATTGACGTTGCAGGACTTATTAAGCTTACTTGCTAAGCACTTTTTCTGAACCCTGGCA